GAATGGCCTGGATTGGGGCCATTTCTAATTACTTCACGTCCGACCAGGACACAGAAGAATACGCATGGATTGGTCAATCACCGGTCATGCGTGAATGGATCGGTGGCCGCCATGCCAAGGGATTCACTTCAAACGGCATTTCAATCGAAAACAAACACTTTGAGGCAACGATTGACATTCCGGTCAAACACTTGCGCCGTGATAAAACCGGTCAGGTAAAGGTCCGCATTGGCGAATTGGCCACACGCACAAACAGCCACTGGGCATTGTTGTTGTCCAAACTGATTGAAAAAGGCGAAACAACACCATGCTATGATGGTCATTTCTTCTTCTCAGAAACACATAAAGAGGGGAAAAACGGTCAGCAGCAATCAAACAAGATTGAGTTTGACTTGGCCAAGGCAGCAATCAATGGCGAGGTAGGAACAGTTGATGGTCCAACCGAGGCAGCATTGCGTGAGGCAATCCTGTCGGGTATCCAGCAGATTATCGGCTTTAAGGATAACCAGGGCGAACCAATCAACGAAAATGCATCAAAGTTCTTGGTAATGGTGCCGGTAAATTACTGGTTCGTGGCCAAGGCTGCGCTGGCAGTTCCACTGTCCGTGGGTGGTGCAACCAATCCGGTAAAGGTTCTGGCAGATTTGGATATCGCAGTAGCGGCGAACCCACGTCTGACAGGGAATAAATTCTATGTCTTCCGTGCAGATGGCGATGTGAAAGCATTCATCCGCCAGGAAGAAACAGCGGTCCAGGTAAAGGCCAAGGCGGAGGGGTCAGAATACGAATTCGACCACGATGCACACCAGTATGGTGTCGATACCTGGCGTAACGTTGGATACGGTTACTGGCAGCATGCGTGCCAGGTAACCCTGACAAAATCAGGTTCTTAAAACAATGTTTAATTTTGATGACTTTGTGAACAGACCAGCGATGGAAATCTTTGGGCGGCCGGTAACGTACCGCCCAAAGAACACCGCACACGAACCGTTTGCGATCACAGGGGACTTCCACGAAAGCTTTATGGAAATTGACCTGAAAAACGCAGGTGCGGACATATCCAGTGCCAAGATTGTGCTGTTTGTGCGCCTGATAGATTTTCCAACGTATTACCCAGAACCACGTGCCGGCGACTATGTTGAGATATGGGAAATCAAATACCAGATAATCGACATAGAACACCATATCCCAGGGTCCAAGAAACTAATCCTACACGAAACATGACACACCCAAGAATAAACATCAGAACCGCAGTCGCAGAACACCTGAAACAGACATTTGCGAACACATATACATCACGCAGCAAACCACTGTTTGACCAAGACCTGCCAGCGGTGTTGGTTTATACAGGCACGGAAACCATCAAAGAAGAACGATGGGACACAGACGGCCATGGGGACCTGACACGTGAACTGGAACTGTTTGTAGAGGCCGTTGACACCGGCAAAGATGACCTGGACGACAAACTGGACACAATGGCGGAACAGATTGAAACCATGCTGGACGGTTGGGATGTGCCGAAAATGCGAAATGCCGTCCTGCGGTTTAAGACCACTGAAACAGACATGTCCATTGACGGTGCCAAGATTTATGGGGCAATCCGCCTGGGCTTTACACTGACCTATATGACCAAAACGCATAACAACGATGATTGAACACGGACAAAAGATAAGCGACCTATACCGCCGACTGAACAACATAATCCGCATTGGCAAAGTCAAAGACGTGAACTATGACACCGCCACAGCAACAGTTCAAATCGGCAAGATTACAACGGCATTTATGCCCTGGGTCGTCCCCAGCACAGACACCTGGTTCCCACTTAAAACTGGCGAACAGGTGCTTGTGCTATCCCCCAATGGCGACCTATCTCGGGGCATAATACTGCCGGCCCTGTATCAAACGGCCAATCCTGCCCCAGGAACAGACAAGAATAAAATCCTAATCAACAAGGACATTGACCAGACCGGCAACATCACCACCACCGGAACAGTAACAGCAGACAGCGACATCACAACCAGCGGTGCCATCACCGCATCTGGCGAGGTTGAGGGCAACGGCATCAAACTGTCGGCCCACACCCATAACGTCCAGTATGTCGGTGCCGGCCAAGGCGCAACACCACAATCCGCAACCACAGCAAAACCGAGTTAACAATGCAAGGAATGAACGTTCATACCGGACATAGCATCAGCGACCTGGAACATCTTGAACAGAGCATCAGGGACATACTGACCACCCCGATTGGGACACGTGTAATGCGCCGTGATTATGGCAGCAGACTGTTCCAACGCATAGATGCCCCAATGACCGGCAGTCTGATTGCAGAAATCTATTCAGACGTGGTTGAGGCACTATTCAACTACGAACCCAGGTTCGAGGTAACAAACGTATCCGTGGTATCGGCCACAGACGGCAAACTGATATTGAATTTAGAGGGCAAGTATCTGCCCACCGAAGAGAAAGTCCAGATTGGAGGCATAGTAATATCATGTCAGGAAACCAAGACACAATTGCAAATTTGCTGACCCCAGACCATGTGGATATGTCCCAGTTGACCCCACCGACCGTCATTGAAACGTTGTCGTTTGAAACGATATTTCAGGAACTGTTGGCCGACTTTGTTGCCAAAAAGCCTGACTATGATGCACTCTTGGAAAGTGATCCTGCAATCATCGCCCTTGAATGTGCAGCATATCGGGAATTGTTGCTGCGGCAGCGAATAAACGAGGCCGCCAAATCCTGCATGCTGGCATATGCAACCGGAACAGACCTGGACAACCTGGCCGCATTCTATGGCATTGTGCGCCAGGCAGATGAAACCGATGAACGATTAAGATACCGAACCCAGCTGTCGCTTGAGGCATTCACGACCGCCGGATCAGAAAAATCATATCTGTTCCACACACTAAGTGCCGACCCCAGGGTCAAATCAGCCAGCGTTCAAACACCATCAGACGGCAGAGTGCTGATAAGCATAATGTCCTATGAAGACAACGGAACTGCCAGCGATGAACTGATAGAAATTGTTAATAAATACGTCAGTTCTGAAGACAAACGACCACTGACCGACCACGTAACAATACAGAGTGCCAAGCTGGAACAGTATAAAATCCAGGCAAAAATCTATATGTACTACAGCCCAAGTATGACTGTGACCGAACAAGAATGTCGTGCTGCGCTGGATAAATATGTTGAAAAACATAGCACTATTGGAAACTACGTGGCCCGTTCGGGCATTTTTGATGCGCTGCATACTGAGGGTGTGCAAAAAGTCGTGCTGACATCACCGGCGGCCGACATCGCAACAACCAAAGAACAGGCACCAGTTTGCACCGAAATAAACATAGAATTTGTAATCGCAGATGACACAAACCAATAATATTTTGCCACCAAACGCAACTGAACTGCAAAGGGACATAGATACCGCCATCCAAAGGCGGTTTTCTTTGTTAGACACCAACGTGTTGCGCTGGCTGACCAACCCAGACAAATGTCCGGCCGCAATCATACCGTGGCTGGCCTGGGCAATGTCGGTGGACGTATGGCACGCAGACTGGAACGACAGCACCCAACGAACGGTTATCCGTGAAAGTGTGCAGGTTCACAAGATAAAGGGAACATTGGGGTCATTAAAGCGTGCATTGGCAGCATTTGTCTTTGCGGACATCGTGATCGAAGAATGGTTTCAGTATGGTGGCAAACCTTACAACTTTCGTGTCTATGCGATATTTCGGGAAGATGGCCTGTCCATCACGGAATCTGAACTGATTCTAAGCACGATTATGCAGACCAAGAACCTGCGATCACATTTGGAATACTTCCGTCCCGAACTGGAAACCGATAACAACGTGCCAAAGGTAGGACTGGCCTTTGGTCATTTAGAGAAAACAACCATATACCCAAGGGAATAAAATGTCTGAATTCTTTTCAATTGTAACAAATCTGGGACTGCAGAAACTGGCCGCATTGCCGACTGGCGAAACATTGACTCTGACACATATGGCGTTCGGGAACAGCACCCTGGAACCAACCGCAGATATGACGGCACTGCACAGTGAACAATACCGGTGCGAACTGACCAAGGTCCAGGTGGACAAGATGGATAAAAACAACCTGGTGACCGAGGCGACTATTGAGGCAGACGTTGGTGGATTTTGGATTCGTGAAATAGGAATTTATGACGAATTCGGGGACCTGTTCGCAGTTGGAAAATATCCAGCCACCTATAAGCCGCTTGAAACCGAGGGAACTGTTAAAGAACTGGGGGTGCGAATGATATTGCGTGTGTCCAATGCGGACAACGTAATCGTCACATACTACAAAGGTATCATTGACGGTGCGGCAAACACAGACCTGGACAACCTGACATTCGTAGGCCAGCAAAAGTTTGATGAAAAAGCACCGCTTGAATCACCGTCTTTGACCGGCACACCAACGGTGCCAACCGCCACCCAGGGCGACAACACAACACAGATTGCAAACACGGAATTCGTAGCGAGGGCTGTTGCAGCAGCGATAGAGGCATTGATGGGTGCTGCTCCTGATGCTCTGAACACCCTCCAGGAACTCGCAACTGCGTTGGGAAATGACGAAAACTTTGCAACAACAGTAACCAATGAAATTGCCAAGAAAGCAAACATTGCATCGCCAACACTCACCGGCACACCCAAGGCACCAACTGCCGCAGCCGGTACGAACACAACCCAGATTGCAACAACTGCATTCGTGACAGCCGCAGTATCGGTTGTGTCGCAGGCAATAACAACGGCTGTGAACAATTTGGTGGGTTCTGCCCCAGACGGTCTGAACACACTACAAGAACTTGCAGCCGCAATCGGAAATGATACCGCATATTCAACAACGGTAACCAATGCGCTGGCGAATAAAGCAAACAAGACAGGCGACACTGTAACGGTGGCAAACGCAACACCGACATCAGCATTTACAACCAGAAACATCAAAGCACAAACAACCGATCCAGGGGCCGGCAGTTCGCTGACCACTGGGCAAATCTTATTGGTTTATGAATAAGGAAACACAATGGCAAAGAACACATTGATTGGGGTCAGCAGCACAGCCAAAAAGGTAACCAAAATCTATGTCGGGGTCAGCAATTTGGCCAAGAAAGTCAAGAAAGGCTACATCGGTGTCGGTGGGGTTGCAAAGCTGTTTTATACAGGCGATCCGGTGCTGATATTCGAAACCCAGACGGCCGGTTCAACAACACTGTCGCTGTCAGCAGGCACATATGAAATCACCCTGATTGGCGGTGGTGGTGGCGGTGTTGCCAGACGTAGCACCGTGACAGGTGGCAAACACTATGCCCAGGGCGGTGTTGGCGGAACATTGCAGATACTTGCGAAACTGACAGCAGCCGCATCGGTAACTGTGACCTGTGGCGGTTATGGTTCAAGTGCAGCGGACACATTCAGCAGTGCATCGGGTGGCACAACATCAGCAACCGCAGGTGGCGCATCAACGATCACAGGATTCACAAACCTGACCGCCAGTGCCGGTGGTGGCACCGGTGCCAGCATTCGTGCCACATCAACATCTGGTGCGAACCGAACAGTTGGAACAATTGGAACGGTCAGCGTATCAGGTTCCGCATTACAGGAAACACTTATTAACA